GAAACTATCCATAGCTGCATTGTATGCCTTGTGGGCATCACTGCTAACTGGCTGTTTCTTACGATCAGCCAGCTTGCGATGGAGAGCCATGACAGATTTATGTGGATTTTGATTCACATAAAGGGCAATGCCATTCTCGCACACAAGTTTTCGCGAACAAAATAACCCATCCTTAACGGGCTCCTTCTTCACTATCTTTCCAGTGAGGGCGTAAACGTCAGCAGTTTTGTCGACTGTTTGAGCGATCACGTCGTCTCCTTGAGATTTGAAGGGAACTTTGGGATGATGACCAGCCTGCAAGTAGTAAAGCCGTTGCAATACTGAATTATTCAACAAGGTGAGAGGGTTCCCCGACTTTGTAATGCCGGGCTCAGTGATATCATAGGCCGTGCCGTCAGGCATGACATAAGTCACTGGGTCACCAAGACCATACCAGTAACGGTTCAATCTTGCATGCCATGAGTTGGGTCCGTAGATCCGTTCATAGATTTTGACAAGAGCAACCGCATCTGGTTTAGTTGTGGTGAAATCCCATCCAGAATTATCAGTTTTGCCTGCTTTTGAGGGATCTCCGAAGAGCTTGATCATGTGGTTGGCGAACTTGGCACTCTCAAAATCAGCTCCCAAACAAAGGAAATTGCTTTCATGATGTTCGGCTTCGAAATCGTAGATGCCGCTAAAAATGGAGAGTCCAACAATCGTGGACACAGGGTCCACGTTTGCTATCAACCTCTCCAAACCGGCTCTAACTTTCTCGACAACCAAAGATTCATCTTTTGGGAAAACATGAACCATCTGCCTAAGGGGTCCAGTATCCAACGCTTTCATGAACTGAACAGCGTGTGAATAAAAGATCCCATAAGCTATCTCATCAATGGAAACTTGTCCATTAATCTCTGTCCGACCAACGAGGTCACCCTTGGTGGTAGGAAAAGGCTTGTGAGGGAGTTCTTGCGCCCAACGGTCTTTGAACGAGGGCGGCAGATAGCCAAGACTGGCACCTGCATTTTTAGAGAAACGAGCAGATGTTATATAGGCCCGTAAAGACCTATCTAAATCAGTATGACTCGGGGGTTTAAATTTCCCTAGAGTCAACTCGCGCACCACTTGATCAATAACAGCATCACTGAATTGGAAATTCGTTTCTGCTGCTCGATCAAAAGCGGGCTTAGTGTACTTTCTCAAGTGGTTCAGGAATGAGTTTTTCACCATGGCTTTCGACATGTTAGGCCATTGGAAGACCCCGTCGTAACGGGGGGGGACGGCTGGCAGTTTACGTCCACTAATTTCATAGGGGACGCCTTTCCAAACCTTTC